ATCCACTAAAACAACTTTCATACTGTGAACCTCTAAAAGCATCTTCAAAATCATTCCTATAAACACTTGTTAACATCTTGTTACCTCTCTCTCTTATTTAATTAACTTACACTATACCATAAAATAAACCTGTGTGTAAGTATTTATACAATTAATTATAAAACTATGTATACCTCAGTTATTAGACTAGGGATATATAAAAACCCCGTTCGACTCTCCGATATAAAAACAATTCCATTAAGCAAGGTTCGGAGATGTTGACAAAGTATTCCGAGGTATGTACCTGTGAAATCCTCGAAAGTCCGACCCTACCCAACCCCTTTGAAAATAAAGCACATCACGGTAATGCTACCTCCATGTAAAATTATTATTTTCACAATCCCCGCACACACTCTCCCTAATTTCGGGCACAATGATTAATTACTTACACAGACCCTGTATTTTATGGTATAATATTGCTTATCTTTTGTAGTTAAGTCCTACTCTATACCTAGATTCAGTTCAAAGAAGCATTCATTGAACCATATTATTATTTTATAAATATTTAATTTAACTACTTTGTGTATAATCTAGGTATAGAGTAAGCAATCTATTTCATTTTATGGTATAATACTTATATGGCAAATAAAGGTACAATCTCTGTAGACTCCGAAAAGGAAATCAAAGAGATAGAGAAAGAATTAGAAGAAGAGTTGCGATATGCGGTAGCATCAGCTAAGGGAATAGTACCTGCGGATGCTGTAATTAAAATGGAACGCAAATTAGGTAGACCTACTGGTGGTCTCTCTGCTGAAAGTAAGAAAGCTGGTGGTAAGAAGTCTAGAATCAAACGAGGACAGACGTATAAACCAACGGATGACGATTATTCTAAAGTAGAAGAGATGGTTACCATAGGATTAGACCAGCATACTATAGCTAAGGTTATGGGTATTAGTAATGCAACCCTGACTAAATATTTTATGCACAATTTAATAGTAGGTAAAGACAAAAGAACTGCACGAGTTGCAGGTGTTGCCTATGAAATGGCTGTGTCTGGAGAATCTCCTAGCATGACTACGTTCTGGCTTAAGACACAAGCAAATTGGAACACTAAACATCATGTTGTTGTAGAAGATAGACAGTTTGATATACAATGGGCAGCAAATGAAACAGATATTGCAGATGCCAATCAAACAGTACAGATATTAAGAAACAAAGACGACAAGATACACTAGCCTCATGCAAGAAGAGAGGAAACCTATAGTAATACCCTACACCCCTAGGGAATTACAAAGACATTTACACAATAACCTTGCAAGATTCAATGTTGTTGTATGCCACAGAAGGTTTGGCAAGACTGTATTTGCAGTCAATGAATTAATAAAGTCTGCTGTACAAGATATAGGTAGTGGTAAGAGAGCACCAAGGTATGCATACATAGCACCCTTATTTAAGCAGGCTAAGACAGTTGCTTGGGATGAGCTAAAGAGACTATGTGAGGTATTTCCTGATATAAAGTTTAATGAAGCCGAACTAAGAGCCGATTTCTTAGGAGCTAGAATACAACTATATGGTGCAGATAATTATGACACGCTCAGGGGAATTTATTTAGACGGAGTTGTGCTAGACGAATTTGCTCAGATGAACCCTAAGATGTTCTCTGAGGTAGTAAGACCCGCACTATCAGATAGAAAAGGCTATGCCATATTTATTGGCACGCCAAAAGGAAAGAATGATTTTTATGACCTATACCATACAGCACCTCAGAAGAAGGGCTGGGCTAGGTTCTTATTTAAAGCAAGTGAAACAGGGATATTAGATGATGAAGAATTGGAGCTTGCACAGCAAGACATGGCTGAAACTGAATTTGAACAAGAGTACGAATGCTCTTGGTCAGCTGCACTTAGAGGTGCTTACTACGCTAAAGAAGTTGAAGCTGCGTATGATGAAGATAGGGTTGGTAAAGTTCCTTATGACCCGTCTAAACAAGTAGTAACCTGCTGGGACTTAGGAGTCTCAGACGCAACTTCGGTTTGGTTTGTACAATTTGTAGACAAGGCAGTACACGTTATTGATTATTATGAAAACTCAAACGAAGGTTTGCCTCATTACATTGATGTATTAAATAAGAAAGATTATAATTATGGTGCACACGTTGCTCCACACGACATAGTAGTTAGAGAATTTTCTACTGGTAAATCAAGACGAGACCTAGCATATGATTTAGGCATTGATTTCCAAGTAGCACCAAAGTTAAAAGTAATGGATGGCATAGAAACTACTAGAAATTATCTAAACAAGTGCTGGTTTGATGAAGAGAAAACCAAGAAAGGTTTAGAAGCGTTGCTTCAATATAGAAGCAGCTATGATGACAAAAAGAAGATATGGAGTCAGAGACCAGTGCACGATTGGACCTCTCACGCCAGTGATGCATTTAGATATTTATGTGTAACAGATGTAGTATTTACAGGTAATGATAGCGTCTGGGCAAAGGAACTGCCTAAGACTGATTTAAGTTGGATTGTATAGGAGAAGATATGAATCCCAAATGGTTAGAAAACAAAATACTGGAGATGTCACAAGACATTAAAGACCTTAAAGAAATAATGAAGGCAGTCACTAGTCCACCTCCAACTAAAGAAACTCAGTACCCTATTAACAAAGGTAAATAATTTATGGCTAAAATGACAAAGCGTGAGCTTGCTTCTCACCTAGAGCAAGAGATTTCTTCTGCTCTTGGGTATAAAGATGGCAAGTTAACTGACCAACGCTCTGATGCAATGGACCGTTACTATGGTAAGAAGTATGGTAATGAACAAGAAGGTCGTTCTCAAATTGTCACAAGAGATGTAGCAGATGTAATCGAGTGGATTATGCCTAGTCTTATGAAGATATTTACTTCTGGAGATAAGGTTGTAAAGTTTGAACCACAAGGTCCGGAAGATGTTGACATGGCTAAGCAGTCTACTGACTACATTAACTATGTTATAATGCGTCAAAACCCCGGCTTTAGTATTATATACCAGTGGTTTAAGGATGCACTGTTACAAAAGAATGGTATTGTAAAGCACTACTGGGATGACAGCAGTGAGACATTAAGAGAAGAATACAAGAACTTAACAGAAGATGAGTTTATGTCTTTGTTAATGGATGACAATGTAGAAGTAAAACAACATACACAAAATGGTGGTGAAGAAGAAGATGAGATGATGTCTATTCAACCACAACAAATTACACACGATGTTGTAGTAAACAGAACATATGAAGATGGGCAGGTTCGTATTGAAGCTGTACCACCAGAAGAATTTTTAATTGACAAATACGCAAAGACAATTGACACTGCAAGATTTGTTGCACATAGAGTAAAGAAAACTAAATCAGAATTAATAGAGCAAGGTTACCCTAAGAGTAAGATTGCTAATGTATTTAAAAATGATGAAGCAGACCACAAGGCTGAAAGGCTTTCTAGATTTTCATACGAGCAAGACCAATCACCAGAGGGTGATATAGATGATGGAGTCTGGGTAACAGAGTGCTACTTAAGAGTAGACTATGACAATGATGGTATAGCTGAATTAAGAAAAGTAACGAAGGTTGGAGACGAACTGTTAGATAATGAGGCTGTGGATAGTGTTCCCTTCTCCTCCCTTACACCTATCCCAATGCCTCATAAGTTTTACGGTTTGAGTATTTATGACTTAATCTCTGACCTTCAACTAATTAAGACTACCTTGATGCGTAACTTATTAGATAACATGTATCTAACAAATAATGGGCGTTATGAAGTAGTCGAAGGACAAGTAAATTTAGATGACCTAATGACTAGTAGACCGGGTGGTATTGTAAGAGTACGCACACCGGGTGCTGTTAACCCACTAGCTACACCACAGCTAGACCAGAATTCTTTTAACATGCTTGGCTATCTTGATAGTATTCGTGAAGAACGCACTGGTGTTAGTAAGCAGTCAATGGGTCTATCTGAAGGTGGCTTGAAGTCACATCAAACTGCTACAGGCGTAGGTCAAGTAATGACTGCAGCACAGCAGAAGATAGAATTAATAGCTAGAATATTTGCTGAGACAGGAATGAAAGACTTAGCAAACTCTGTCTATACTTTAGTACAAAAGTTTGAAAAGCCTGAGAAAATAGTTAAGCTCAACAATGAATGGGTAACAATGTATCCAAACGAGTGGAGAGAAAAGATGGACTGCACTGCACAAGTAGGACTAGGTTTTGGTAATAAAGACATGAACCTAATGCATTTAGGAAAGTTGACACAGACTATACAGATGATTGCACAACACCCAGCAGCAGGCATGATGCTTAAACCTAAGAATGTATACAACTTAGTAGCAGAACAAATTAGAGCAATGGGCATGAAGAATGTAGATGACTTTATTACAGACCCCGGTGATGCTGATGTTCCTCAGAATCAAGGACCTTCTCCAGAAGAACAAGCCAAGCAAGCAGAAGCTCAGCTTAAGGCTAAAGAAATTGAAGTTAAGATGCAGAAGATACAACAAGAATCTGCAATTAGGCAACAAGAAATGCAGTTAGAAGCACAATTGGCTGCCCAAGATTTAGAACTTAAGAAGCAAGAAGCGTCTGTTAACATGCAGATTAAAGCACAAGAACTTGAAATTAAGAAAGCAGAACTTGCACTTAAACAACAAGAGCTTGTACTAGAAAGAGAACAGGAAAGGGCTGTTAAAATAGGGAACTAAACATGAGTAATAAAAGTGAGGAAGTACGCAGAGCAGATGATGCTAGGCAGTTGCTGGATAACCCCTTGTTTCAAGAGGCATTCGCAACAATAAGAAAAGAATTAATTGAACATCTATTGAATACCCGTGTTGCCGAAGAGGTTGAAAGAGATAGATTATACATAACAATCAAAGCACTAGACTTAGTAGAAC